TTATCGGTCACGATGCCGCCGCTTCATCTGCCACCGTCAGCAATGAAATTACACTAGGCAATACCAGCGTAACTAAATTTAGAGTACCGGGTCTTAACTTCATCATTAAAGACAGCACTGCTACGGACAATTACGTCCTTACCGTAGATTCTAGTGGTGAAGCTGGCTGGGAGGCTGCTGCTGGTGGTGCTTCAGATATAGATGGCTTGTCTGATGGCGTCACTAACTCATCCGGTGGTACTGTTGGTCTTGGTACAGGTGCTCTAGCTAATGATGATGGCTCGGCCAACCAAAATACGGCGCTCGGCTATCAAGCTCTAAATACAACCAACAGCAATTTTCAAAATACCGCTGTTGGGTATCGGGCGGGGTATGCGTTAAATGGGACGGGTGATGCTTTCGCTGGCAGAAGTTCTTCTTTGTTTGGACACTTTGCTGGTACGGCTTTAACAACAGGTAGTGGCAATACAGTATTCGGTCAGGGCGCGTTAGACGGAGCTACAACACCCAGTAACAACGCTGCATTTGGCAAAGAAGCAGGAGGCTCAGTTACCACAGGTGCCAGCAATGTGTTTGTTGGCCCAGATGCAGGCTACACAACGACTACAGGCAGCAACAACATAATTTTGGGAAATGCTGCCGAAGCTAGTTCTGCTACAGTATCTAACGAAATTACGTTAGGCCCAAGCAGCATCAGCGCGTTACGTTGCCAAGTTACCAGCATATCTTCTCTGTCAGATCGCAGAGACAAGAAAGACATCAAAGAACTACCGATTGGCTTAGATTTTATTAACGCATTGAACCCAGTTGAGTTTACGTGGAATATGCGCGATGGTGCAAAGGTAGGCCAAAAAGAAGCTGGGTTTATCGCTCAAGAATTAGACGAAGCACAACAAGATGCTGGCGTCGAAGAGCTTATGAACCTAGTTCTAAAAACTAACCCTGACAAACTTGAGGCGGCTCCATCTAAGCTAATTCCTGTATTAGTTAAGGCTATTCAAGAATTATCTGATGAAGTTAAAACACTTAAACTTTGTCAATGTAATACATAAGGAAAAAATAAAATGTCAGAAGAACTAACATCCGAACAAATTGCCCAACACTACTCAGCAGCAATGGATTCTGTAAATTTAATTAATGCTGTTATAGCATCACCAGATGATTACGCTGATGATGAAACTATTCTTAATCGTAATGCAGATCATCTACGACTTGTTGTAGAATGGGACTTCTGGACTACAGAAGACATGACCCCTTTTACTGACGCTATTACTGCTTCTGGAGTCTAAATGCCTGCTTTTTCACCTTTAGCCACTACACCTCTAGCGCATACAACTTTAATTTTTGCTAGTTCTGTAAGTGCTACAGGTGTAGCAGGTACATCTGCTGTAGGTACTTTAACTACAAGTTTAACAAAAGCACTTACTAATGTAGTAGGTACAACTGCTGTTGGTTCTGTAGTTACACCTCAGACAAAAGCACTGACGGGTGTAGCAGGAACAACCGCTGTAGGTACTTTAGGTACAACTATAGCTCCTGTAGTTATAACAGGTGTAGCAGGAACAACTGCCGCTGGTTCAGTTAATGTTCTTTCTGGCGGTGTGTCAATTACGGGCGTAATTGGTACTACCTCTGTAGGCTCTCTTAGCTTTACGTCTACAAACAATATAACACTTAGTGGTACTTCTAGTACAGGCAGTGTTGGTTCACTAACAACCGCTTTAGACGTAGCTCTATCTAGTGTGTCTGCTACGAGTTCTGTAGGTACAGTAAGTGCTACTGTAAGTGAGGCTGTTTCACTAGTAGGCGTAGCTGCAACATCTAGTGTTGGTTCTGTTACCCTAACGGCAACTAGTAACATTACTGCAAACGGTGTAACAGGTACATCAAGTGTAGGTTCTATCGGGGGTAGTGTTTCTAAAGCCCTCACTGCTGTAGCTGCAACATCTAGTGTTGGTTCTATTCAGACTAGCTTAGTTAAAGCACTTACTGGAGTAACGGGTACTTCAAGCGTTGGTTCTGTTACACCAACATCCTCTAGTAATATTACCGTAAGCGGTGTATCAGCTACTTCAAGCGTAGGTTCTGTTTCACTTACTGTAGTTTCAACTGTTTCAATAACAGGTGTAGTAGGCACTACCGCAGTATCCGCTGTCACATCTTTACTTACTACTAATGTAGCGTCCGTATCTGCAACAGGTTCTATTGGTTCTTTAACTATTGAAGTTAATAGTACAGTAGAGGTATCACAAGATAGCTTAATTTCTTCAGTAGGTAGTGTTAGTAGTTCTATAGAAACAAATGTTACTGGTGTTTCTTCTACTATATCTTTAGGTACTGTATCTTTAGAGGTAAATACTAATATTGAAGTTGTAGGTGTATCAGCAACACATAGTATTGGTATACTAAAGACTAACATAGTAAAAATACTTACTGGCAATGTTTCTACTTTTGCAGTGGGTTCTGTAGGTGTAGCTAATGACTTTACACTTTCAAGTGTTTCGGGTACTATAAGTACTAACAGTGTTACCGCATCTGGTGTAACCTTTAACTTTAATAATGTTAAAACACTATACAGTAGAAAACGCTGTGTATATGTACCGAGAGCCGCATAATGTCAACAGCATTTGATAGAACAGCCAACGTACCTTTTGAAAATCGTATGGTTACAGTAGCTAGACAGTCTACCACAGACGACAGAATAGTAGAAGTACCTAAAGAAATACGTTCCGTTTATGTAGAACGTCAGTTAGGTACTTTTGATCGAACAGTATACGCAACGGAGTAATTATATGTCATTCAAATGGCCCATCAAAGACCCAGATGAAACACTAGATTACAGTGTAGATTGGCTACGTTTTTTAGGGGACGCAACAATTAGCTCTGTTGTTTGGTTTGTTAAAACTAGTGAAATAGGTAAGACACAATTAGGGTCAGGGCAAACTTTAACTACTGCTTCTAGCAGTGCAGTTACAGACAATATTCAAAATGTATCACAATCTAATACAAGTACCGTAGCAACCATTAACATTGGTGGTGGAGTACTAAATAGAGAATATACCTTCTCGTGTAAAATGACTGACAGTACAGGAAGTACAGCAGAGCGGTCTATTAAATTATCAATAAGAGAGAAATAATGGCATACAATTTTCTCGGTCTAGTAAACGAAGTTAACCGTAGACTAAACGAAGTTGAGTTAACCTCAAGCAATTTTAGTTCTTCTAATGGTTTTTATGCTCACGCTAAAGATGCAGTCAATGCGTCTTTACGCTACGTTAATCAATCAGAGTATGGATGGCCTTTTAATCACGTAACACAAGAAGACGTGCTTACAGCAGGCACAACAAGATATCCATTTCCTAATGACTGTAAAGTAATTTCGTTTGAAACATTTAGAATTAAAGAAGACTCTACACTAAACAACAATACTAAAAAACTAAAAATAGTTAATTATGAAGAATATTTAGAAAAAAGTATTTCACAGGAATACAAAACAAGTACCTCAAATAATGCTCTTCCTAACTATGTATTTCATGCACCGTCTTTAGAGTACGGAATGGTTCCTCCACCAGATAAAGCCTACACAGTAGTATATGAGTACTATCGCATTCCCGTTGACTTAGAAATTTCTACAGATGTTCCAGCTATTCCTGAACGCTTTAAACATATTATTGTAGATGGCTCTATGTATTATGCTTATTCTTTTAGGGGTGACGCTCAAATGGCAGGGTTGTCCCTTCAAAAGTTTGATGACGGAATCAAACATATGCGTAGTATGCTAATTAATAGATTTGAATACCTACGTAGCTATATGGTTTCAAACAATCAGGGAAGTGGTCGTTTTGCTGCTTCCTCTTCTAACGCAGGTTCTTCATTGGATTCACTATAATGGAAAAGTGGCAAACATTCCCAGTAGAGTTTAGGGGTGGTCTTGTAACCAATCTTAGTCCTTTACAGCAGGGTATAAATGCTCCGGGTAGCGCTACTATCTTACGTAACTTTGAGCCTTCTATTGAGGGTGGTTACAGGCGTGTTAATGGCTTTGATAAATACGATAGCACTATTGTTCCGCCTTATGGTTTGCCTGTTGTTCACGGTGCCTCACAAAGTGGCACTACTCTTATTATAGCTAACATACATAAAACACCAGAAGCAGGTGACACTTTTACAGTCACAGGTGTTTCCGGTACATATACTATTGCGTCTGGTGGTGTTAGTTTTGATGCTACAAACAACAGAGCAACTTTAACTTTAACAACATCCTTAGATAGTAGTCCTGCTAATGCTGTAGCTGTTACTTTTGTAACCACAACCACAGAGCATATTTTAACAGGACTAGCAGTATTTGAAGATACTGTGCTTGCACAAAGAAACTTTGATATATTTAAAACAGCAGGTTCAGGCTATACTCATGTAAACGTACCTACGTATGGTACTGTATTAGTCAACGCAGGTTCTCAAAGCGGTTCTACTTTAGCTGTAGACGGTCTGTCTGCTGCACCTCGTGCGGGTGACGTATTTAAAATTGCTGGTATAAATTTAGTATATACAGTTACAGCTAACGCTACTGTTAGTTCTGGTGAGTCAACACTTGCTATTGATCCTGCACTAGCTAGTAGTCCTGCTGACGATGCAGCAGTTACTTTTTTGTCTATCTCTCGTGACGGTGCTAGTAAATTAAGATTTGACCGTTATAACTTTGACGGTACAGATAAGATGATATTAGTAGATGGATCAAATGCTCCTGCTATTTATAATGGTACTACATTTACTGTTTTAAACAGTGCGCCGTCAGATGTAGTTGGGGCCGCACACGTAAAAAACTTTAAAAATAACTTGTTTTTTGCTAAAGGTTCTGCTATAACTTTCACAGCAGTATATACTGATACAGACTTTACCGCTGCTAACGGTGCAGGTACTATTAATGTAGGCGATGATATTACAGGACTATCTGTTTTTAGAGATACTTTATTTATATTTACAGAAAATGCTATTTTTAAATTAGCTGGTTCTACCATAGCTGACTTTAGACTAGACCCTGTAACAAGAGACATTGGTTGTTTGGCTGGAGATTCTATTCAAGAGGTCGGCACCGACGTTATGTTTTTAGCGCCCGATGGTCTTAGGTTATTAAGTGCAACAGAACGAATTGGTGACTTTAACTTTGCTAATATATCTAAAGCAATTCAAAGTGACTTTACAGACTTCGTTTCTTCTAGTACCGTTTTTTCTAGTTTAGTTATTAGGTCTAAGTCTCAATACAGAATATTAGGATATGCTGCGTCATTTACTAAAGAAAACTCTAAGGGCGTAATTGTTACACAGTTAGCTCAAGAAGGTGGTGGTGGTGTTGCATGTGCTGAAACTAGAGGCATTAAAGCACACGTAGCAGACAGTCATTTGCATGAAGGTGTTGAGTATATAGTTTTTGGTAATAACGATGGTTACATATATCAACTTGAACAGGGTAATAGCTTTGATGGTTCAGATATACAAGCAGCATTTTCAACACCACATTTGCCACTAGCTGATCCGAGAGTACGTAAAACTTTTTACAAGATGTTTTTATACACAGACCCTAAAGGTACAGTAACTATTAGTGCAAACTTAAAGTTAGACTTTGATGGTATATCGAGCATTCAACCCGATGCTATCAGTATAAACAATTTAGTAGCTGGCGGTTCTAGTGATGTTTCTTTATATAGCTCTGCCGTATATGGTACAGCAAGATTTGGCGGTAAATTACAATACGTATTTGAGGCACAGCTAATAGGTTCAGGATACACAGGGTCTTTAAACTTTACTAGTAACGGTACAGACCCATCATTTGCACTAGATGCAATGACAATAGAATACGCTAACAACGCGAGGAGATAATAATATGGGAACGGGTTATACAAGAAATGACGCATCTAATAATATTGCTACGGGTAATGTTATTAATGCGGCTGATCTTGATGGTGAATTTGATGCCATTGTTACTGCCTTTGGTACGTCAGGACACACACATGACGGAACTGCGGCAGAGGGTGGTCCCGTTACTGTTGTAGGTCCAGTACAAGATTTTGTTGTTAGTGCAGGCGAAATCAAACCTAAGACTACTAATACATTAGATATTGGTACAGCGTCTTTACAATTTAAAGATATGTACATTGATGGTATAGCTTACATTGATGGTATTGGTGAAGATGTTCTTGTAGCCACAGACAAAAAGATTCAACTGCGTGACACAGCTATTAGTATTAACTCTAGTACAGACGGTCAGCTTGACATTGATGCAGACGGTGAAGTAGAGATTGCTACAGGTACGCTAGACGTAAATGCTACAACTACTGATATTAGCGGTACACTAACAGTAGGTGGCACGCTAACTGCCAGTAGCGGTGGTTCTTTAACAGGAACGTGGTCAAACTTAGGTACAGTTACTACTGTAGATATTAATGGAGGCACTGTTGATGGTGCTGTTATTGGTGGCGCTAGCGCGGCTGCTGGTACGTTTACAACTCTTACTGCTACATCCCTTAACTCTACAGCTGTTGGCAACTCGTCGGCCTCTACAGGAGCCTTTACTACACTTACAGCCTCAACCAATTTAAATGTTAATAGCTCTACTACCATTACAGGAATACTAGACGAAGATAATATGGCTTCTGATAGTGCAGCTAAACTAGCTACACAGCAATCCATTAAAGCCTATGTAGATAGTCAAGTAGGTACTGCTGATACATTAACTGAAGTTTTAGGTAATGGAAATAGCACAAGTGGCACTAACATTGTAGTTACTAGTGGCGACTCTATTACAACAAACACTATTAGTGAAACGACATCTGCTTCTGGTGTGACAGTTGATTCCCTACTAATTAAAGATGGTGGCATTACAGCGGCAGGCACTTCTACATTTGCGGGTCAAACTATTAGCAATCTGGGTACTGTTACTACAGCAAACATTGATGGTGGTACTATTGATGGTACTAACATTGGTGCTAGTAGTGCAGGGACAGGTGCTTTTACTACACTTACGGCAAGCACTAGCTTAAATGTTAATAGTTCTACAACGATTACCGGCGTACTTGATGAAGACAATATGGCTTCTAATAGTGCGGAAAAACTTGCAACGCAACAATCTATTAAAGCCTATGTAGACAGTCAGGTCGATACAGTAGACACACTAGCAGAAGTACTAGCTATTGGTAACTCTACAGGCGGAACTAATGTTGTTGTGACAGCAGGAGACGTTCTTACTACTAATACAATCAATGAAACAACGGGTGCATCAGGCGTAACCATTGATGGTGTACTGCTTAAAGACAGTGTTGTAACTGGCAACGTAACCGGCAACCTTACCGGCAATGTTACAGGCAATGCTTCTGGTAATGCTGGAACTGCTACTAAGTGGGCTACTGCTCGTACAATAACGCTTACAGGAAATGTAACAGGAACGTCTGGTGACTTTGATGGTACAGGAAGTTTAAGTTTTGCAACTAGCATTGCTGCTGGTGCTGTAGATACAGATGAACTTGCAGCAGATTCCGTAACGGCAGCTAAGATTGATGATAATGCAGTAGGTGCTGCCGCCTTAAATGTTAGTGGTAATGGTACAAGCGCACAAGTATTAGCATCTGACGGTGATGGAACCTTTAGTTGGGTAACACCTCTTGCTGTGTCTAGTCAAACACTAGCAACAAATGGTAGTACTAATATAGGTTCGTTACAACTAAGGTGGGGTTTTGTTTCAGACCCTACTAACGGAGACACTGTTTCTTTTACCTCTGCTTTTAGTACTGCTTGTTTAAATGTGCAGACTACTGCTTCTCACAGTGGAGCGGCTGCGGCTGGTTTTGCTGTTAACACACTAACAACATCCGGCTTTGACGTTCAAGTATCAGATGGAAGTATTGATGGGTTTTATTATTTAGCGATTGGACATTAATAATATGTTTGATCCTTCAGGAAAAACCCTCATAGACTGGTCTGCTATTACAGTAACATTGGGTGCTGTAGTTCAAATACTGCCTGCTATAGCATCTGTACTTTCTATAGTGTGGTTATCTTTAAGAATATATCAAACGATGAATGAAATAAAAAATAAGGATTAAGATATGGCTGCTCCATATACCAACATTAAATTTTCTGATGCCGCTATGCCTCGCATTGCACGGGCTACTGGTTATAATAGCCCTGACATGGGAGGTTTCCAGCAGTTTTTAGCTCAAGACCCTGCTGCTAAAGCTAAGTATGAGCAATTTCAGCAACAGGCTGTGGGTACTATGATGGCAGCTAGAGGTGGTGTAGTCAAGTTTGTTGATGGAGGTATAGTAAAAAAATATGATACAGGAGGTGATACAAATAGTACATCTGATAATAGCGCTGTTTCAAATGTAGATTTACAGCAGGAAGAAGAAAAAAGGCTTGAGGGTCAAGTACCCGAAACAGCTACCGTTACAGCACAAAAGGTACAGGACGCACAAGATCAAGATATAGCTACGGGAACAGGTGAAGTGTCTGGTCAAGTAGCTTCTCAACCGTCAGGCACAGGTGTTTCAAGTACTGTAGGTCAAGTTAAAGATACGGATGCAGCAACTATTACGGCTGCTCAATCTGCTGCTGGCATTAAGGGTGTAACAGATACAACAACTGCTGAACAAAGTCAGTTTGATGCAACTATTCAAGCGCAAGAACAAAATGAATCTTCCGTATCTAAAGTAGAAGCCGCTCAAGGTGAGGCTAGCTTTATTGATGGTCCTGCAAATAGGGAGATTCAAAACGGTGAGCTTATTGATTCTGTAGCTAATGCAGAAAAAGCTAGTAAATATACAGAACAGATTCAAGCTGCTACTGCCTCTCCTTCACAAAAGTCTACGGTACAGGGACAGTTAGAAAATTTATATTCTGACTTTGATGCGGCTGAACCCCCGCCGTGGGCTTCGGGGGCTATGCGAGCAGCTAACGCAGCTATGGCAGCAAGAGGTTTATCTGCATCTAGTTTAGCTGGACAGGCTGTCGTACAAGCTTCAATGGAAGCAGCCATTCCTATTGCTCAAGCTGATGCAAGTATTTTTGCTTCTTTTGAGCAAACTAACTTGAGTAATAGACAACAACGTGCTATGCTTGCTGCACAGCAACGTGCTGCTTTTATTGGTCAGGAGTTCGATCAAGCATTTCAAGCTAGAGTAGCCAACGCAGCTAGAATTTCAGACATAGCTAATCTTAACTTTAATGCAGAGCAGCAAGTTATTTTAGAGAACTCTAGAATAGCTAACACATTTGATTTACAAAATCTTTCAAATAAACAAGCTCTTGTAATGGCTGAAGCTGCGTCTCTATCTCAGCTAGATATGTCTAATTTAAATAATAGACAGCAAGCTGCTGTACAAAACGCCCAAAACTTTCTTCAAGTAGATATGGCAAATCTAAGCAGTAGGCAACAAACAACTATGTTTAATGCCCAGTCTCGTGTGCAGTCTATTTTTTCGGATGCAGCCGCAACAAATGCAGCAAGGCAGTTTAACGCAACAAGTCAAAACCAGACAGATCAGTTCTTTGCTAATTTGGGTACGCAAGTAAATCAATTTAATTCAGCCCAAAGCAATGCTATGGATCAATTTAATATTGGTCAAACTAATGCAATCAATCAATTCAATACTAATATTGCTAATCAGAGAGATCAGTTTAATGCTCAAAACCAATTAGTAATTGGACAGTCAAATGCTCAGTGGCGTAGACAGATTGCAACGGCTGACACGGCAGCGCTTAATAGGCAGAATGAATTTAATGCTACTGCTGCATTAGGTGTTTCTAACCAAGCGTATGCAAACATTCAACAGTTTACAAGAGACTTGATGTTTAAGGCTATTGAATCTTCTGAAAATGCTTTGGACAGAGAAACAAGAATTGCTACAGCTATTTTTAATGCTAACTCAACCACCTCTGATTTATTAACTAAACTAGACGCAGAAAATGATGCTGCTATATCTGGTGCTATAGGTACAGGTGTAGGTGCTGTCTTAAAACTTGCAGGTACTGATGCAGGTAGTGGTTTAATTAGAAGTGCGGGTTCTGCACTTGCAAATACATCTATTGGCCGCTTTGTAAGTAGCATCCTATAGTAAGGGAAATATATAATGAGTAACTTAAACGCCCCATATTTATATCTAAATGCTATTAAACGTATTGTAGATACCCCAACAACATCTAACGAAAAACCTTCTAAGTTTAGCGGTGGAGGTCTTATGAGTAATGGTAGTCCTGATGTTAGTGAAGAACAACCCTATTACGAACCTCACCTACAAGCCCTTTTACAAGTTGCTAATATGAGAAAGGAAGTTAACGATGGTTAATCCAGTTCCAACAGAAGCAGACTATGACGTTGCTGTTCCGGGTGAAAGTTTAACTGGAGAACTAGGCAATAAACCATACGAACAATCACCTCAAATGCCTACCGTTGAGGAAAATGTAAACTTTTATATGGAACAAATTTTAAGCCCTCAGATTATGCCTCAGATTGCTGCTAATCTTGAACGTGGTAGAAGAGTATCTGACTTTGCGGAGTTTCTAGTTACAAGTGGTGTAGCATCAGGAAGACATACTATTGATGTAGGCATTTTAGTTCTACCCGTTGTTATGGAAACTGTAGCTCTAGTAGGTGATATGTATAAAGTCGAATATGATATGGGCTTGACTACTGGGTCTGAAGAATCTAAAGATCACTTTGTTGATTTAGCTATGTCTCAGCTTCAAAAAGAAGAAGAAGATATGGAACCAGAATACGAAGACGTTATGGGTTTAGACACAGAAGAAGAAGAACCTATGATGGATGAAACAATGGAACAACCCCAGCAAGAGCAACAGCCTGCTGGTCTTATGGCACGGAGATAAAATATGTCTTTAGGTTTAACCCTTGCTAAAGCTTTTGAAGGTGCCGCTCTAGGTACGCTTAGTGCGGCTGAAGAAAGAGATAAAAAAATTGAGGCGGAAAAAACTAAGAGAGACGTTCTTTTTCAACAAGCTAGGCGAGACGTAAAAGAGGATATAGGCAAATATAATCAAGCAAAAGAAAGTGCTAGAAAGCGTTTTGATTTAGCAACTGCTGAATTAAGTACAATGATTGGAGACTCAGATGAAAGACGCGTTGTTGCTGCAAATATGGCAAAACAATTTTTAGATACTGGCTCCTTACAAAAGGCATTAGATAATTATAGTACTAACATAGGACAAGGTGACACACCCTTTGAGGGTCTTGACTTTGCTAATGTTAATATGGAAGCCTTTAAAAATATGTCGGATACTGATGTGGCTGCGGCTCTTGTTTCACCCAGCTTGCTACCTAAAGGTATTGACTCTCACTACAAACCTTCTGCTTTTACAGAGGACTCTATTTTGTTTGGTGGTTCGGGGCAACCACAAGCTTTGAAGGCGCAACAAGAACAGTATGCTAGTTTAGCGAAAGCTTCTGGGCTTAACATTACGACACCGGAGGGTGAAATTCCTCTTGTAAGTCTTGCTGCTCCCGTGCCACTTCTTTCCATTGAAAATTCTACGGAGGCTTTGAGTAAGGCACGGGCTAGATATGACCGTGTTAAAAAGGATCCCGATAAATATGGTGGTGATGAAGGAATTAAAGAAGCTGAAAGACAACTTAGTATAGCTAAATCGCGTTATGCAGCGGATAAAGCAGCAGGGCGTATTAATAATAATAAAACAGGAAAAATGTCTTATAGTATAGATAATATGGACGCGCAAGTTAGGCGTAACGTAAAAGGTGCAGTTGAATTTTTTGCATATGAAAACTCGGACACAAAAAAGTTAATGGGTATTGGTGGAAATGTAGCTGGCCCAATTACCCAAAAGATAGCGGAAAGAGAAACTATATTCAGGATATACGTATCTGGGCAGAATCAAGAAGACGTTGATGACAGAAAAAGAACACTTGGTTGGTCTACTAAACTCAGGGGTGTTAAGTTAGATGTACTTGAAAATGCTAAACGTATAAGAGGTAATAATATTACCAATCTTACTGAGTTTTTAGACGGTGTTAGAAATAATTTAAAAACTGATAAAGACAGTGACGAATATAAATCACTTCTGCCAGCACAAAAAGATTTAATCAACAAACTTAACTCAGAAAAGGAAACTAAAGTAGCAAAAGCAGCATTTGCTAATAGCTTACACGCGTATTTAGTAGACGGCTTTTTCTTTGATCCTGAAACGCTAAGGAATAATGAAAAAGCTACTACTGACTTTAGGGCATTCCTTAACAGTTTTTATTCATAAACTAAATAAAAGGTACACACATAAATGTCAGAAACAATCGACTATTCCTACGCAGGCGAAAAATCTATCTTTAGCCCTAACGACTTTGATGATAATACTGCATCTGAGGATAAAGGTGTGCTGCCTAAAAAAAATGAGCAAGAAGATGAAGAGGCTATAATAGAGCAAGAAGATGAAGAGGCTATAATAGAGCAAGAAGAAAATAATGCTTACTCTTATGCAGGAGAAAAATCTATCTTTAGCCCTAACGACTTTGAAGAAAGTGAAGATGACCCTAAAGTCTTTTCACTAGAGGAAGATACGCAGCCTGCATTTGAGTATGGCACTCCTATTGAGGCAGCAGAAGCTGATGATGATAAAGTTCTTACCTTAGAGCAACTTAGTCAAGATGAAACTTTTATGAATAAGGTTGAAACCTATTATACAAAACGTACTAAACAAGGCGCTCGTGAGGAAGACGAATCTAACGAAGATTATTTAGAAAGATTTATGAGTAATCATTATAGAGCTTTCCTATACAACGACGTATATTTAGCAGATCAAATTTATCATTTGAAAACATCGTCTGATGACGAAAAGCGTTTATTTGGAGACATATATAATACCATAGAAAAAAATGCACCTTCTGTTATTGATGATGAAATGAGTACATTGGATGCAGCAAAAGCTGTAGGTGATACTATATATTATTCAGCAACATCTGCCAGCACTATAGGTACTATTCTTTTTTCTGGGGCTGTGGGGACTTTAGCTGGGCCTGTAGGTACGGGGGCAGGTGTAGCAGCAGGTGTTACGGCGGTTAAAGTTGCGTCTACTGCTGCAATTAGAAGCGCCCTATTGTCTAACATAGGAAAAACCGCAGCAAAAGCTGCTATATCTAAACCTGTAGTTAAAGCAACAGTTGCAAGTGCAGCCATGTCTACTGTAGATGATTTAATGTTACAAGGCGTAGAAAAATTAGGATACATTGACCCCTCAACTGGGAAGTATGATCCTACGGCATCACGAGAAGACCTTGAGTTTTCTCTTGGTAGGGCTGCTATTAGTGGTGCTACAGGTGGTATTTTACAGGGTGTACCTGTAGGTGCAGGTGCTTATCTAAAGCTACGTAACTTTAATAAAAAACGTGCCGACAATATGGAGGCTATTAAAGAAGCACAGAAAAAATATCAAAAAACATTGGAAGCAACTGACTCCGTAACTTCAACACCGTCTGGTGGCGCTCTTGATTTAGAGACAATTCAACTCGCTGAAGCAATAGATAAGGCTCGTAAAGCACACAATAAAAAAGCTAAAGAACCTTTAATGAAGGCAGTAAAGGAAGAATTTGTATTTATAGATAACATAAAAAAAGAAGACTACGACAAAGCTATTGACGCACTACAAAATGCTGATGTCTTTGAGAACATTGGTAAGGTATCCATACAACTACAAAAAGATTTAGATAAGATCGGTATGTTAGATGTTTTAGGGGAAAAAGCAGCAGCTACGTACAGAGGCATTAAAGGCGATAAGGGCGCACCACCTACAAGAGTTACAGCAGTAATTGCTGATGGACTTGATGGTATAGAGAATTTGTTTAGGGGTAGCTATGCAAAAGAGTTAAGTAGGGCTGACGAAAAAGCTGTATTGGCTGTTCTTGATGAGGCTCTTATTAAAGGGGGCATCAGCAAAAAAGAATTTGTTACCTACATGTCTTTTTATACAAATGGTGCTATTTCTGTTGGAGATATGACTAGAAAGTCTATGAGTACCGCAGCCAAAACTATGGCTAGAGCTTCTAAATTAAAGAAAGAGTTTTTTAACGAAGTTTACCCTAACACAAGCGATAGTATGCGTAAAATTATAGACGGGTACATGGAAGTTAATGGTAACAATAAATATCAGAAAGCACTAGACAATACAGTAACTGGTATTAAGACGTTTGATAGAGTTCGTACTTCCTCATTAACAAGTCAGTTAGTTACTACCGCTAGAAACGTAATGAGTGGTGGTACTATGGTAGTAGCTCAAACAGGTGTAAATATTGTTGATAGCCTTTTGTATCATACTGGCAGGGGTCTAGTAGGTTTAAAGGAAGGAAATATTGATGGAGCAGCTATCGGTAGAGGTATGATGGATATTATGGCTGAGTCATCCTCTGTTATAATGGCTGTTCTTAATACTACTAAAAGTCAAACTCTCATAGATGCCACTATGGAATTTACACCTGACTTACATAAGACCCTGATTAGAAGTCAACCCGATCTTATGGACGCCAGTAAAGGTAAATTTACTAAATATGCAAACAATTATATTGAAACAATTAACCATTTTAATATTGCGTCTGATTCATTTTATCGTAGGGCCTTTTATATGTCAGCCCTTGATAAGAGATTTAAAAACTATCTGAGGGATCACAAAGCAAAATATGGTTCTGCACTATCAATACCGGCAACAAAAGATACAAAGAAGGTTGAGATTAAAAGTTTAATGCATTTTATTGAGTCTGGTCGCATTCTTGATAAACGTCTTATTACGGGGGCTACACAAGACGCCCTTAAAATGACGTTTGCAGCTACTCCAGAAAATGCTATGGCTAAAAATCTTTTGAATGGTTTGGAAAAATGGCGTCCTTTTACTACAGTTGTCATGCCATTTCCACGATTTTTTGTTAACGCTATTCGTACCACGTATGAATTTAGCCCGCTTAACCCCGCAGTAAAAATGACCCGCGCTTTGGCCGGTGACAAATATACAGGCGCACAATATAGGGAATCAGTTGCTCAAGGTCTTATTGGTACTGCTGGTTTTGCTTACGCATATAAACACCTTTCTAGTAAAGAAGATGGAACTCCGTGGTACGACGTTATGGGCGTAGACATTCGTGCTATGTGGCCTGTTAGTGCATACTTTGCTGCTGTAGAATTACTAATAGCTTTAGATCAAAGATTAGAAAGTGGTGTATTTGAAGAGAAAGTAAACAGAAAAAGAAATAGTACTGACATAAAAATGGCAGTAGAAACATTAAGTGGTTTTCCAGTAAGAAGTGGTGAAAATGTAAACAGGGTTTTTGGCGCTCTTGCTGATATTTTTAAGGACACTGATTCTGTTGGAGGTCAATCCGTAAACGATAGATTAACAGAATTTACGGCTGAATACTTAGGTGGTTTTGGTACACCCTTACGTATGATTAAAGATGTATCTGAACAATTATCTGTTGACTCAAGACGTAAGGATATACGTGCTGGACTTGAAGATGAGTCTTCTATGACCCAAATATCTTCACGTATGGCTGCATCAAATTTACCAGAAAATATATTTGGTATTGACGTTCAAGAACGTCTGCCTATACGTCAGTATATGTATGAAGACGCGGAAAAATTTAGGAGATCACCTATTGCTAGATTTGTTGGTGTTACCTTTACACCTAAATCTGGAGCAGTTGAAAGAGAGGTTGCAAGAGTAGGATTAAAAAGAAAAGACCTGTTACCATACACAGGTTCTAGCCGTTTAAATAATTTACAAACTAAACATTATCGTCTTACTGCTATTGAAGGTTTAAGTAATCTTATTAACTCAAACAGATATAATTCTGATGTAGATATAAAAACGGGTGAGCCGATGACAGTAAGAGAAAAACTTATACAACAATCTAATATGATTAAGAGTAGAGCAAAATCTTATAGGGAGGTAGCTAAAGCTTCTGCGGCGGAGGCTGACAATCAAGAGGCCGACGAAAAAACAACTGCCTTAATGATTAAGATAGATAAAATGCAAAAAGAAAATGCAACCAAAGAAGAACTAGCAGAAGCTATGGGTGAGTTGGCTGCGTATAGTTTATATCACATTAGTAATGACAGACAAAAGGTTTTGTGGGATAGTAAGGCTTCATCTACAAAAGCATCAATAGTAGAAAAAGAATTTGCAAGGCGTCACGAAGAAGCAAAACGAAAGAGAGATAAAGGTGACACCCTATATAATATAGATTATATGTATTTAAGAGGCCCAACTATTGCAGAACAAAAATCTTATGGGTTGGCTACTGTATACTTAGAATCTTATGATGAATCTATAGATGAAGCGGCACAGTCAAGAGCAGGATTAGGGCAATAAGAACCCTAACGCTTATCTCCTGACCCTCCAATAGTGCCACGATCTTTACGTGATGAAAGCTTGTTCATATTATCTTTGGCTACTCTGCCTAAAGAGATATCCAGATCAGTGGCGAGTGCGGAGCAGTACCACAGTACGTCTCCTAACTCTGCCGCGATCTGTTCCTTCCAGTCTTCAGGCCGCTTCTGTGGACCATCACGTATAAGTTTCTTTACTTTGTTGGCTACCTCACCAGCCTCACCGGCAAGTCCGAGTGCTGGATACATCAGCTTTGTATTTGCAGGATAGATAGCTGTAGTCTTGCAAAAATCTTGATAATCTTCTAACGTCATAGCTGCGCCTTTCATATCCATAAACTCCTTAATGTCTTCCATTAGCTTCATGCAGTTTCTCCAAATTATCAAAGTAGGCTTTGTTATAACCTCTTTGCCACTCGCGAGCCTGCATCGTGTGTTCCTTAAACGGGCAGGCCGTCACAATAATGGTTGCAGTATCAATCTTTCGTGTCCATTGTTTAACACTAGAAAAAGCTTCATACCCTTTATTATACTGTAAGGATAGAGGGGGATCATTCTTTAACTTTGGTGGTCTTTTTTGTCTATACATAGTTTATCCTGTAATTGTGATATTTTAACATTGTAACAATCTGCTTTTATTTTAAAGCCGTTACTGGGATCAATCTCTCCCTTACGCATCATCTCTGCTGTATCCATGTAAGTTTCTTTTTCTATTATACCTAAATACCAACCAATACTCAAGTCATGTTTAACTCGTACAAAAGCGTATGCGTCACATTTTTGTCTAGTATTGTAAGCAGAAACACTACAATCATAGTGTGGTAGAGGTTTAACACTTGTGCTTTTTGTTTTAACATCTACAGTTGAACCATCGCTTAATACAATATCGTAGTCATATGTATTATCTACAGTTCCACCCAAGCATGTTTGTGCTACTTCCTCACCAATAAACCCAATTAAATTCCCCCTTCCTTTTGATATTGAATTACGTAGAGTACCAAGCTCTTTAGCTTTGGTCCTAGCCTTGTCAATCATTTCAATGGTTATCTCTACGCTTTTCATTTAATTTCCTTTGTACTACCTTTAGCCTTAACGACTGGTGATGTCCACAACTTCGCAGACTCCTGCCGTGCAGGCGAGTTCTTGTGATCCCGAAGTGTTGTCTTCCATTTCATAATCTTTGAGTTTAGACCAGTCAATGTTTTTCGGCATCGCTTCTTTAAGCGTAATATACTCAGACTCAGTGCAATCCTGATACGGAGCTTGCTTATAAGAATGTTCAACGTGAGGGAGGAAACTAACGCCCGAAATGCTGTCAAAGTTTTCATAGACCCAATCTCCTACCTTTAGCCATTCTTCTTCACGTACACTGACAGTGATAGACGGCTTGTGTTCGCACCACGCATTTTGATATACCTTCCACAATTCTAATTGTTCGATGGCTGACATATCATCTCTACACACAGCACTTGACGGTGACTTCATAGGAAAAGAGAACACTGTTGTGCTTTCGGGTTTCATAAAGTCTGGTTCAGCAGGAATGCCAGAGTCAATCATAAACTGTGTCATAGGGTCTTTATTATCTGCACGTACTGTACGTACATAATGTGGATTGTGGCGGGCGTGAATGCCGGACGCACTATCTACAAGCTGTGACACAGTACCGGAAGGCTTAACGCAGGTGATTGCGGCAGACTGTTGAATGCCCATCTCAAATGCAATCTCTGTGTTAGTGTCAATGGCTACTTGTTTTAATTCTACAAGCCATCTGTTTGTTTTTGCTAGACCGTCTGAACCATTAAGAATGTTGTGATCCATAATACCCGTTAAACTTACACCCAACAAACGCTCTTCTTGTGTGTTAGTTTTCCAGATAGAACGTAGATACTTAAAGTCAGTCATGCAAGACTGAAACGTACCTAAGATTGTAGCATGTCTCACCTTTTCTTTGAGTGTCTCTAGTGTATCTGTAGCACGAACAACTACCTCAGATAAATTACAGAATTGATATGGTCGCAGAATAATCTCTGAACAGGGATTAGTACCCCACTCAATAGGCTTATTGTTTTTAGTCTCTAGCTTTCTGCGACCATTCTTAGCAGCCTGTTTGTGTGCTGCTTGTCTGTTGAAGATGCCGCGCTCACCTGACTTACTCTCATATAGTGAGTGCCATTCAGAGAAGAATACTTCCATCGTAGGCTTTGTCTTGTAAGACACAGAGTTGTTAGCCAGCGCACGTTGCGCCTCATTGTTCCACCACTCACCTGACTTAGCCTTACGCATAGATGCGTCACTAAGATTAGATAGAGAGATCAATGCGCTTCTACGTACACCACCTACAACTACAATCTCGCCAATCTTACACATGATGTCATGTGCCTCAACGGAGAATAATCTGCGTCCTGCTGCACCTGTAAATTTTTCAATGCAGAAGTTAAATAAGTCTTCAAGAGGTTCCGGTCCAGATGCCCTGCCGCCAAACGTCATAAGTCTGGCACCCGCTGCTCTTACTCTGCTTATATCCCATTTAGGAACTTGTCCAGCATACAGACATGCAATGAGTTCACGTAGTGCCTTACACCAACCGGCCTTACTGTCGTCAACGACAATGACTGTGTTGCTGCTATGAAAATCTTCATTGACTACGGGTAGCTTGTCTACGCTCTCACGCTCAACGCTGAAGCCTACACCTGTACCACACATTAGAATGTACATAGCCTCATCAAATGAGCGGGGGCTGTCTACGGGAATGTAACTACAGTTGTAGCTGCCTACGTGACAACGATCCAAAGCTGGGCCAGCAGTCATCATAGCTCGCATCGAAGGCATGACGCCTAAGTTTAGAACGGAGTCCTCTACCTCAGACAGAATCTTTTTAGCTTTCAGGTAGCCAAATGTATCATAGATATAACTACCTACGTAATCAAAGTATCGACTGACTGTCTCTTGCCAATCTTCACGGCGTCCTTCTTCTTCCTTCCACCGTGCGTAACGGCTGAGTGCAATAAAGTTTTGATAGTCTGTAGGTAGCATATTTCCCATACTAATTCCCCGTCTGTGTTGTTTTGAAGCCTACAATTGATAGGCCGTTAATGTCGTAGATAATTTCGGTGAAGGTACGCTCAAGCTCTATGCCTACATTCTCATCAGATGGCATAGGATATTCTTCAGTGTCAACCTCCACCGTAATCATCATACGAACTTTCATTGTTTTTGTAGTGTCCCAATTAACTTATTCAGATACCACTGTGCCTTCAGTAAGTCTTTCACAGGGTCTTCTGCATGTTTGAACCTGTATCGGCTAACATATTTTAGTATGTTGCCTTTTAGGTATCCTTCAAATTCAGTCATGCCCATAGACTCTTGTAGTAAGTCTATAGTTTCCATACCACTCATATTGTAATGGTCTGGGTTGTTTATCTCATCTTCGCTCACTTACCAAACCCCACAGAGATTACGTTTCCGTTTGTTGTAAAGGATGGTTTTGCTTTTGTTTCTTCTTCAGGTGTCTGGTTCAAGAGATATTCATTGTCATCTTTATTTAGTCCGTTAATGACTAATTCTCGTGCCATATTATACACCTCTTCATTCTGTTCATAGAGATGAATGCTGGCAGATACCATATGAAGAACATTCTCCATCTTCTGTTCGTCTTCCGGTGAAAGACCATTGTCATCGTGGATGATTGCTTCTACGTCAATGTCACCGGCCCATCTACCGTTATCTTCGATAAGAGGTGTGAACTTGAGGTAGAAGCTATCTTCCGTGAAGGAGTCTTTGAAGGTAGTCATTTTCGTTTAGTCCCTTTGAAGTCGATGAAGGATGGTATAGCGTCGTTTGGTTCTTCTGTCAACCAGTCTTCTGGTATGATGCGGTCGTAGTATTTAAAACCTTTTTTGGTACACCACTGACCGTAGGTATTTTTTGCACCTTTGTAAAGTTTAGCTTTACTGTTAGTAAAAACAAAACGAATATCCAATTCAGGATGCTGCTTCTTAATCTGCACATGCTTACGTCTGTCTGGGGATGTGAATAAACCTTTAGTCTCAATTATAATATTGTTATTGAGTACGAAATCGGGGGTATAGGTTCTGTAAGATAAGTCTTCCCATTCAATCTTAACTTTTTCATATCGGTATTTCTGTCCGATAATGTCAAGACTTTCGGCAACCTTTACCTCTAAGCCAGACCTGTACCCCTTCTTTCGAGCAGCACGAAACTGCTTTCTATTCATCAGTAAGACCAGAAACTCGAAGCAAACTTATGCGCTGGTCGGAATGAACTGTATCCCAACTTCACCATTTCTTGTTGAATGGCTGCATCTGTGTCGCGTTTAGTTTCCATCAAACTACGTAGCATTGTAGTTCGCCTTTCGTTGTACTCCTTTCGTGCTGCCGATAATTCTTCCTGTAGATTGTCAACTGTTTCTTTCAGTTGTTCCATAGTAAGATCATCGTATAATTCAGTCATTGTATTTCTCCTCAATGTGTACGTAGTCCACCTCTGGTGGCTCTTTAGCGGTAGAGGGTATTGATGGTCTTGTGATTAAAGACTTGTAACAATCCCTCTTATAGTCACAGAATTTACACGCTGAATTTAAAACTGTGTTTCCCGTTGGCTTTCTCCTGTAGTACTCAGGCACTGCCTCAAAGGATCGTTCAAATTCATTAACGTCTAACTTCTGCACCTTATCTTGTAATGTAGTAATTTCTTCGTCAATGTCAAGTTCATTTGCCTCAACATATTTGAAGTTTCCGTTGGCTTTGTTTACTACCCACCAGCCACCAGCTTTTTTATCTAAGCCTTTAGCATAGCCTGCTAGTTGTCCTACGTAGCCAAATGAATCTCCTTTCTTTAAGGTTTGGAAATCAGAGAACTTGTGCATATAGGACCACGGAGAGGCAGACTTAACGTCGTCAACAGCACCGTCGATACTAAGATCAGTTGTACCTTTAATGATGGTGCCATCTTCTAATTCAAGTCTGACCTCTTCGCTGTCCGTATATTCTACACCAGCCTCAGTAAGAAGACCTTTAAAGACGGCTTCCACAATATCACCTAACATCATGTTAAGAATAAATGTGGTAGGTAGTGACCGTTCAATATCGGGTCTGTTCTTCTGATACCAAAGCTGGCAATATGGTCTGCCTATATTAGACATACGTAGTCTAAATGCTTGCTGACCACCCCCACCGAACTGACGCTCAAGTGAATCACGAACACCGGATACAATTTGTTCGATGGAGGAATGAGACATCGAAGTCTTGCCATCACGTAAATCCGTGAGTAACTTATGTAGTGTCAGTTCAGCGGGGTGATTCATTTAAGCAGCCTCCTCAGAGGCTACGTCAATGAACTCGTCCACTAAATCCTTAGTGGTATCATCAACATCATCTACATTATTCTCGTCCCACTTACTGAGTACGTAGGAGTTGTGGTCCTTAATCCAATCAAGAAAGTTAGTGAAGGTATCTTGATCGGAGTCCAGTAGATCAATCTTATTTTTAAGATCGAGTGCCACACGAGGTAGATAGAAGCTGTCACCATTTGGCAATGGCTTTTCTTCAGTTGACAAGACTATGTTGTAGCTCATTGGAAGCTGCTGCATCTTGTACAACTTATTGAAAGGTGCATTAACAGAGGTGTAAGCCTCATTGTTATTGACCTCCCAAATTGCTGGAAAAGGATCGGGTGTAGAGACAGGATTACCCTCTGCATCTACGGCGTCCTTCACTGTCAATGTACCGAAGATAGCCCGTGTTCTTTTAGTAGCACGGATAACCGACTTGACATTATCAGGAACTTGATTCCAATCTTCAAAGTACTGATTTGGCTTACCACAGTTGAAGCCTCCATCAGTATCCTTTAATTCAGACTTCAAGTCATTAGCCATCACGGTCTTTCGGAACCTATTAGGTTTATCTCCATCGCCCATAATGAAACGCTTGTAGAATACACGCTGCATGAAGGGTCGAAGGGTTACGTTGGAAGAATAGATTTTCTTACCATCCGCAATAGGCTCTTCAATGCGGAAGCTGCCTGCTTCAACGACTTCCACATTGACCTTCTTACCTTTGATGTCCTGCTTTGCAGAGATAGGCTTGTGTTGCAATGCAAGACGCATGAGGGAAGAGGTTTTAGATTCCGCATATGGAGTACCCATACCTGCAAGCAGTGCAAGTTCTGCGAAGTTAGTTGTGTTTAGATTTGCTAGTTCGTTCATAGTAACTTATTCTCCTGTTAAGGTCCGAAGTTATATCAGGTGACATCTTTGGTGTCAAGCCAATTCGGTCCTATTTTTGCCTCTAAAAGTAAAGGCACGTTGAAGTCAATACCCCACCTCAAGTCGATGAGGTTTTTCAGATTATCATTTGTATTATCAATCACTTGCAGGGCATACTCCGTTTCATCTGGGTGTACGTCCAGCACGATTGAGTCATGCACCGTGTTAACAATGCAAGTATTTTTTCCTTTCAGTTGGTTTTCAATGTGGATTAAAGACAGCGGCACAATGTCTGCCGTAGCAAACGACTGCACAGGATAATTCTTTATCTGTGTGAAGAATGTAGGTGTACCGTTTGCCCGTCTTGTTACGTCAGGAAAAGCAAACTGCCTACCGGAAGGTGTACGTATGTGGCCTTCATTCAGAGCTTCTTTGGCAAGCTCTTTGTGCCATCTGGCAATGCCTCTGTACTTATCTCCAAAGTGTTCGTAGTACTTAGCCTCTGCTGGTGATCTACCGAAGCCTGTTGCTCCGTAGAGGGGTGCGAATGTATGTGCCTTCGCCTGCTGGCGTGTTGTAGGCTGACCCGCATCGCTGATAACCTGCGCTGTGTAGGAATGTACGTCGAAGCCATTTGTTACCTCCTCTATGGCTAGTGTGTCTTGTGATAGAAAGGCAGCCACACGGAACTCCAGTTGTGCAAAGTCTGCCTCAAGTATACTACCACCTTCCCAACGAGACACAAAGCATTTCTTCACGGGGAATGTTCCCCCGCGAGGCATGTTCTGCATGTTAGGATTGCGCCCAGAGAAGCGACCAGTAGATGTGATTGTTTGTGTAAGCTGTACGTGCAGCATATTGTCTGGCTTTGTGAAAGTGTCAATACCACCAACAAATGAGGACAGGTAAGTTTCAACGGCACTCAGCCGAATGACCTTACCAATAAACTGTTCAGCTACTTTGTTCTTAGTTCGTACCGCAGTAGCAGCCAACAGAGTTAGGTCTTGCTTGTTCGTACTGAAGCCTCCAGCACTAACCCACTTTGGGTTGGGTGCCTTAAACTTTAGGCCCGCTATTTCATCCGTAGATGTGTATAGGTAGCCCTCTGCATCACACGTAGGACACTTAGAAGGTTTAGCAAACGGCTGACCATTCTTCTTCATCTTACGTACCTTACCCGTGCCGTAGCAAGCTTTACACTGCTTCGCCTTCTTCTTATATATAATCTCAGAGTGCTGCTTCACACAGGAGTTGAAGTCTGTCTTACTCATGTAGTCATCGAAGTTGTCAGCCCAATTCTTTTTGTCGTAAGGCTTACGAGAATAGATTAGCCACGATAGCTGTTCAGGACTGTTGAGGTTGAGTGGGTAGTCACCCATAACGTCTCGCGCTATGCCATCAAGTTCATTGATAAGGTCGTTACGTTCTCTGTTGAACTCCTCACGTACCTCACTCAATACATTTCTGTCAACGGCTATGCCTGTGCGGTTCATACGGGCGAGAGACTGAGTTACCTGATTACTTAGGGTCACTGTCTCAAGTAGTGTACCTTTATCGTTGGAGAGTAAACGACGCCTCTGTATATTAGCTAACTCCTGCGTAGCTTTCAGGTCAGCAATCAGATACTCTGTAAGTTCAGCGTGTGGTATGTCAGCCACACTGTAGCCCTGCTTCAGATAGTTGTGCAGTGTGTCCTGCTTCTTCACTGCAAGATCGTATCGTTCAGAGCAGGCGTCTAGTGATAGGGGAAGTTTCTGACCCTCTTGCAGAACATACTCCGCAACCATTGTGTCCCAAATGGCACCATCATATTGAAAGCCAGTCTCCCACAACCACGTCAAGTCATGTACTAGATTGTGACCAATCAGAACAGTACATTGCTGAAGTATGCGGCGTAGTTCCGTAACGTCGTCCGATGGCTTTTCCGAATGGTTGAAGGTGTAGACATGATGTTCTCCTGTATCAAATAAAACACCCACCATCACTAATGCGTTGGTGGGTTCGTAGGGATCAAGATGAAGCTTGCCGCCTCTCTCTGTGACAGTATTCTCAACGTCGAGAACTACCTTCATGTTTCTCTCCTAATGAATTTTGTCATCTTCATCATACTGAAGAATTAAATCCCAGAAGTCAATGATGTTTTGATACGCCTGCCATAAACGCATCATCTCCTCTTGACTGAAACCGTAGCCACTAGTCTGCTGATGCCTAATCAACTTACTCAAGTTGTATAGCATCTCTACTTGAGGTGACATATTTGTGTGTCTCCTGTTGCTACATCATATAGGCCGTACCTATTTTGATTGATGCTATAGTACACTTTGTTTAGTCCTGCTGTTTTAATAAAGTGCATACAAACATAACAGGGTCTAGCCATAGCCAACCTACCGTTAGCCATCACTCGACACACATAAAGGTCTAACCCGGCAGCATTCTCAATGCCATATTTAAACAACGCATGTTGTTCAGCATGTAAAAATGGATACTGAGTTAGACCTTTTAATCTGGGATGTGTCTTGTAGCTATTTATCCCAGACGATACGATATGGCGGTCCACCAGAACAGCGCCCAGACGGAACCGAGCACTGCTACTACCGCCAACGCCTTCAGAAGCGAGTGCAACTGTTCTCGCATGTGAGAAGTATTTACGTACATTTTTCAACTTTCCTTTCTCTCTTTATCATACGGGATCATTTGAGAGCGCATGATATCAAATATCTTTGCCCTCTCCTCAATGTCTGTATGACTACACAATTCCTCCAATATGGACTTGAAGGATACGGACCCCTCAACAGTGGGATCACCATCTCCTATGTATACGATAACGTCGAAGTCTCCCGCAGGATTTAAATCCACGTAAGTTTCGATGTTAATATTCTTCACGCTCTTGCTCATGTACGAACTCCATTATCATTGGAAAGACTTTAGCAATTTCAGTTGCACACTGAGTGGCTAGTACGCGATGCTCCTTCTGAGTGGAAGGGTCAGTACGTAATTCCACATAGTGAATCCAACTACGTAGAGTACCATTTACATATAGTCTAGTCCGTGTCAAGCCCTCCGGCAGCAATGCTCTTGCTTGCTCTTTGGCTATGTTCATTTTCAATGCCTGATCGTAGAGGCTGAACGTAAGGTTTTCTACGTCTGTTTGAGCGCGCTTCCACCACGCCTCAGTGGCAACGTCTGTGTTAGGTAGGGAGTTTTGCCTGTTAGTGAGGTCTTGCACTCTGGCCTCCCTAAACCCATACACAGTTTCAGTGGCTGCATATCGTTGAGAAAACTCTTGCAGAGAAAACGATTTGTGGCGTATCAGTTGTCTCGTTATATCTCTTGAAGACATTATATCAAGACACACATTAGCCATCTCGAATGGCGACCAGTGCTTGTTTCTAATGAGATAACGAATGAGTTTCTCATTATTGATGCCACTAATTTGTGACGCTGGGTTCGACACACGGGCATAGTAGGCGACGAGATCAACTAGATTTTCGTTTACCGATTGCCCTTCTACTGCCCGTGTGAAGCTCGCTAATTGTACTTCAGACATTTGCCTGTTCCTTCTTTAATTTGTTGGCGTCCCCGATAGGACTCGAACCTATGACCCACAGCTTAGAAGGCTGTTGCTCTATCCGACTGAGCTACGGAGACTTACTTTCTGGTGTGATGTATGTCCACATACGAATGTAGAAGGATGAACCTAATCTGTCCATCTCTTCTTTGGGATAGCCGTTGGCTATCACCCATTCGTATATGTCTGACACAGAGTCAACGCCGTTGTTTGGTATAGCTTTAGGAAAACCATACTTCCAACCTACGGGAACGTCTACGTAGTATAGCTTCTGCCTGCCTTCCTTAATCCACGCAGCACTGTCTACCTCTTTCCAGAAAGGGTTAGTCATGTGACTATGCCAGTTGGAAGTGCGGCGCATCAATGAAGGGTCTTCTGCCTTCTGATCTACGCTTATCTACGTAGGAGTTCATAGCGTCCTCCATACTTCCTTCCCACACACGAATGTCAGGCACATTCCACGCTGCACCCCAACAGATACCTACGCCCTGTTCGATTGCTGCCTCCTTCATTGCGTCAGCAATGTCATCATACAGGTTAAGTTCCCACGATCCCCGTGAACCTACATAACACATTAGGTCCACTGCGTCTCCCGTAAGATGGCGAGACTTCATTGTCTGTGATGCACCAGATTGAACAAGCTCCTTCTGTCTAGCCAGTGTGCGTACACCCTCAATGACTCCGAAGTCTACCTTCGTAAGAAGGATGGCACCCTTTACTACGGCCACCAGTTCAGGCTTCACGCCCTCAAGATTCTTTTTTGACCGTGAGCTTAGTGCGAAATCAACCATCCATCTTCTCCGTAGAAAAAAACTTAATGGTATCCCAACGAATGAATACTACATTCTCGTTTGGGATATCAAATTGAATGCCCTTATCAGCATAAACCATAGAAGATACATTATCTACAGTAAGGCTTTCGGGTTGGTCACTCTTTGGGTTTACTCCTGTAGTTACAACACGAACTCGCGTTGGTGGGTCATACAGTTGACGTAGGCGGGGTGTCTTAGTTGCGGTAGTTCGTTCAGCCATTAGTGTTCTCCATTATGCTGTGTAGCGACCAACTTTGTAGTCGAGGTCACAATGCACTATGCCGTGCCACCCCGTCAACTTGTTTTTAACTACGTTAAGATGACGTTGCGTGTCTTCTTCGTCCTGCCCCTCAACGGGAGGGTTCTTAGCAATAAGTAACATGAGGTCAGCTTCCGCTGCCTTACCCGTCCTACTGCCTTCCATCATACTCTGATTGAGTACGACTTTATTCTCTGCGTCTGCTGATAGCTGAGACATGTAGAGGACTGCACAGTCATACATCTTAGCTATCTGTCGGGCATAGATTGCGTTAGCCTTCAGTGCTTCATCCATACGAGCGAAGCCACCCGTCTTAGCGAACTTGTCACCCATATCCAGTATGAGTACGTCCGGCTTGAATGTCTTACATAGTGTCTCAACCCACGCCATATCTTTGCCTGTTGAGTCCTTAATGTAGACACGATCCTTCATCATCTGCCACTTCTGTAGTGCAGTCTCTTTATTCTGGCTGATGTTGTGTACGTCCTTACCCAACGCAGCGGTGAGGTATCTAGCGCCAACACGGTGTGCGCCTTCCTCATTACAAAGTACAACACACTTTGCACCCTGATCCGCGAAGCCACCCGGACCACACACAAGACTTGCGTGAAAGGATGTCTTGCCGGTGTTGGGTCTTGCCCCAATTTCCACAAGATGACCACCGTTGATGCCCGGAACCTTACGTGCAAGCGTAGGAATGTTGAATGACCATCTAGTCTCCAAAGCATTCTTAGCTAGTAATGACTCAAGAGATATGTCTTCCCACTCCACACGTAACTGAGGTAGGAAATTGTCTTGATGGTTCTCTAACAATTCACGCAGTGGTTCGAGGCTAGTCTCCGTACCATTCACATAGTCAAAGCCTAAGTTGGCAATGTCCTCACCAACTACCTGCTGAAACATTTTTATGAATACGTCTTGTGCTACGTCTGAACCCATAGGGTCTTGACGCCTGATCTTATCAAAGAGGGATGAGTACGCGGCCTTCTGTGCTGTAGTCATCGAAGGATTGTCAGCCATAAATATGGCCTCAATCTCATCCGGCTGCACAGCCCTGCCGTAATTCTCCATAGCTTCGTCGATAGATTTCTTTATCTTCTTACCATCAGATGAGAAGATGCGGTCAGGACATTTGGCTCCACGATGGTCATCGTAGAACTCTTTGTCCATCAAAGAGCGTAGTATTGCTAATTCCATATGAGTCTCTCCAACTCGTTTAGATCGTCAGTTTTACCATATTTAAGATCATCCAACAAGCGCAAAACCCGCACCTCTGGTATGCACGATCTTAACTTCCCCGCTATCTGAAGTGTCTTAGGTAGAGCGTCGGGGTCGAGAGCGACGATTACTTTATCGAAGCGGGAGAGAAACACGGTGTGTAACTCCGATAAAGATGTTCCGAGTAGGGCTACTCCCACTCTGTCGTCACCCCCGACCACATACGCGCTGATGCAGTCCTCCACCAGCACAGCCACCTTACCACGACCTTTGTGGTATGGCAACCCCGAATCGTTGTATCGTTTCCATTTAGGTAAGCGGTGGCTAATCGCGCGCCCTGCTGCATCCACCAGCATACCATCTGAAAACACCTGAAATACAACGCGATGATCTTTAATGTCATACATCACATGCTTCGTGTCAATACCCCATTGATCGCACCACTGAACTAATTCAATAGGCTTGTCATACGTAATAAAGTTAGGACGAATAAATTCCGTTACCGTTGCACGTGTGATAGGAGCAGACTTGTTTAGCTTATTTAATCTCATTACAATATCGTCAGCGGTCATACGGAGTTTAGACCTACCCTTAACATTGCAGCCTGCTTTGTAACAATTCCACAGTAACTCACCACCTACATTGCTGGCTGTGAATGTCTTAGACCCCTTACATACAGGACAATCTAGTCTTACAGACCTACCCACAGCTAATTCTAAATCTTTTATGTAATCTAATATGTTCATAGTATCTCTCCTCCTAAGACTAGTAGAGTTACAATATATAAGGTTTATATATATACATTATATATCTCTACTCTCCGGCTTGTACCAATCTTTTAGCACGTATCTTTGTGGTGTGCAACCCCTTTTTTTATTACCCCCTACTTTTTAATGCCTCCGTTGCACCCTTCAACGTATTTTTTAGGTATGGGCTGAGTGAGGATGGTGTTGTGTGACCCGTAACCTGCATTATTGATGTAACAGGTACACCATTCTCCACCATTTCAGTAGTACCCGTGCGTCTTAGGTCACTTAACCACATATTTGTAGGCAAGTCAGCAGCCTCAAGTATTTTCTTAGCTACACGTGATACATCTGCACGTGAATAAGGGTAGAACTCACCATTAGCAGGGTGTACACGTGGTGCCACGTAAGGTTGGAAGCCAAAGTCCTCATACTGCTCACTCAACATTTCATGTAGCTTATCCTCTATTGGAAGGTATACAGTTGCGCCCCTCTTAGTTTGTAAAATAGTAACCTGACGTGCTTTAAGATCAACGCAGTCCCACGTAAGTAGTCGAAGGTCATTCATCCTCTGTACCCACGCATACCCCATATGACATATAAGTCCAATGTTGCGCCACTCCCAATTATCATAGGCTGTGAATAGAAATTGTTTGACCTGATCCTCCTTCCACATTACACGTCGAGGTTGTGGGGTTTTAACCTTCACACGAGAGAATGGATTACTCTCTATGAGTAAATTATCTAGCGCATGATTGAACAATACTCTTGCAACACGAATAGCCTTTGAGCTAACATGCAACCCATGAGCATTCCTTATCCCATCGTATATGCCTTTAGCCTTCTGCACGTTCACTGTACTTATTTTACAGTCACCACTATGCTTCGTGAGTACACCAAACATATACTCATAATCTTTGGTTGTCGTATCAGCCAAATCACTGAAATTGCTATACACTTTGTAGTGTTCCACAAGTGCAGACACTTTGTTAGAACTACTAAGCTTTTTAATTCTGTTGGTCTCATCCCAATCCTCCATAGATTTAAGGATGGGTTCGACTATTCGTTTAACCATATGAACATTGGCACCAAACGTCTTTCTCTCCGCTATGCCAGCATCAATGTACTTTTTAGGCGGGTAGAAACGGTAGCCGATCCTCCGATTACGATACGTAACCTTCGACACGTACTTAGGTAGTTCTATTGTCATGTGTTTGATAACTTTCTATCGCCACGTGTGATTACACCTTTTAGTACACGTTTCACATTTCTGTAGGACAACGTGAAATGTAGAGTACCCTTTATAATCTTATATGTGAAGTCCCTACCCCCTTTCTCATTGGTGAGCTTTAACTCCTCTCCAATTACACTTAGAGGTTTGTCTACAGGTTCAAGCCAGTACCCCGTGTACGCAGACCACTTAGAGTACTTGTACCTAATCTTAACAGATTTAAGTTTAGGTCTTATGAAGACATCCTGAAGATTTTCACGTCTCACAATGTGTCCGTATCGCATTAGTCTACGTATCCTTCCACGTATCGTTTCTTTCTTCCATCATTAACAGCCAGTAGTCGGGTGGCCTCATGCCCAGCCACCCTAATAGCCTCACCGTTGTCAGCCACCCAGATGTTTCTCTCCTTCCTGCTGACAAACTTATACACAGTCACGCTTGTATCATCAGTGATGGCTGCGTAACCTGCCCGTCGGGGTCTTTCAATGTGTGACATACTACGCCACCTCCACTTCAACGTCATCAGTAAGAAACAGATCGAACTCGTATGTCACGGTCTTACCATCCTCCATATTCTTTGAAGTTATGATAAGCCTCTTAGTAGTAAACGTAGCAGATACTTGTGTCTCAGACAGCTTGATCTCGCTTACTCTGTGTATGAACGTGTGCATTAGTCGTCCTCCTCATTGTCCCACCAGTACGGTGCGGCTGTGTAATTCCATTTAGCAAAGTGAGCCTTCTCACCTTTGTAGTATGCGCGATATGCCCCAACAGGATCACCCTCCCGTTTGTATTCATCCGGCATACATTGTGGTATGTCAGTGAGATGACCGAATGGCATATTCTTAGGCTTGCGACACAGCATAGGTACAAGACGCTCTGTGGCATGATCCTTACCATACCTGCGATTGTACTCATCCATACACTCACCCATCAGTGTGTATAGCCACGTATAATTCATACTACTTTCTCTAGCCCACACTGCTGATGGATGATTGACGTGTGTCTTTTTGTAGATGCCTTCCGGTGCATCCTCACCATCAAGTACATGATGTGCAGTAGACAGTAGCTGTCCGTACTCCAGTATCATCTTGACAATGTGCTTGTCGCAATGATCCTCCGCGCATTGCTTCGGATAGTCTGCTAACTTGAAGATGTTCATTCGCTTTTCTCCTTTGTCATAATACTGAAATCAGGATCATCAGTCAGTGATACCCACCTACACTCACCAGTTCGTTCAGACACCACACTAGCGAATGGTCCCTTCAGACTAGCATGACTGGGGGCTTGAATAGATGGCAGGGTAGCAACCCTTCTCCATTCAGCACCGTGTTCTCGGATGCGGTTCTTACCGTGTTGGCTTATGCCTTCAAGTAGTAGCATCATTCATCTCCTTTATTTTGCTACCCAGTATACCGTTGGCACGGTTGGCTACCTTACTTAAAGGCTCACCCCTACCCCCGAATACTGCCAGTGTTTTCTTTGGTGGTTCTTTGGTGGCGATTACATCCCACGTAGTGTTCTTCGGATACTCAATGAAGACACTCCAGAACTCATTGAAGGTAATACGCAGCTTACCTCCCTCTGCTAGTGCAAGATGTGCAAGCGTCTCAATACTGTTGTATTTAGCCATATGCTGTGACTCCTCAGTTGAAAGGTCGGAAAGGCATACGGCTTATGCAGTAGCTGAAACAGAAGCGTCCGATCTTGATAAACCGAATGCCACCCACACGTTTGGTTGCCACGTTAAACATTATCTTTCTTCCTCCACGTAGAATATGTGATCCCCGATCTGAGCCAACCTAACAAAGTTAGGTGACTTAGACCAGTAGGGTTGTACATATGTCGCATGATAATGGGTAGCCCCCAAATTCTCATACGGTGCATCATATGCTTCTTCGACGGCGGTCTTTGCTGCTTCCCACGCAACCTTATCACGGGGACGTTCAGGCTTACCATCCCAATAGAATGAGAACTGATGGCGCTGCTTCACCACAGCACACACATCATTTGGAAAGCCTGAATGGTACATCCTGTTGTTGATGACATGAACCACCTGACGTTGACCGTCAGGCGGTTGATTGCGAGCCTCATAGTACACCGCTATTGCGGCACACAGAAAAGCTGTTGTCAGCACGTGTGCTACCCTCTTTCTTTCCACACAGATAAACTCTTCTCCAGATATTCTACCTGAAATTGCAGTGTCTCATTCTCCACCACAAGTTTATCTATACGTTTGTTTAAATCACTTATCACCTCATCTGATACTACTTCAGACCTTTTAGGTTCAGTGACAACAGGCGGAGTAACCACTTGTTTGTCTGCTATCTGTGGAAACAATCGCGTATACCCTTCTTTGCGGAGAGGTAGGCCAACAGTTATACCATCAGCAATCTTGTACCACTTGCTACCGAATGGGTCTGTCTCACAGTTTATTCGTCCTGCTTCAGCATGTCTCCGCACCGTGCCTCCACCCACACAGAATATTTCTGTGAACTGTGTCATGCGAGCGAAGTTTTGTTTTGCATACTTACGCATTGTTTTCTTTCTCCTGACGGGACGTTTCGGTGGAAATACTAGTGTGTGTTGTTGATCTTCCATATTATTATCCTCAGTTGTAAGTGTGCGGTTGAATGAAGAACTTACGGGTCTTCTTACCCCATCGCAGTACGAATGCGCCTTGCATCTCATACCACGTAATGTCGTCAGGAACTGGCAGTTTATCCAATTCTTCTTTCCAATCTTGTAGTGTCATGTCTCTCTCTCCTCATTTAAGATAGAGGGCGGCAACCAATGCTGCCACCCCCATTGCAATCCATTCTACCGTCATGCTGCAACCAATGCAGACCAAGCGGGGTCTGATACCCACTTGCTTACTTCCTGCTCACGGCCAAACATCGTGACGGCTTTAGTGTCGTTGGTATTCTTCATCTCCTTTAACTTGAAACCATTACGCTCATCCGCATATGTAGCGTAGTTGGTGAAGGCACTATGCAGTGCAAACATATTGTGACCACGTTTGGAAGTCTCCTCCAGATACAACGTAGACATCTTCTCCACCTTACGTGGAGACTTGATGATACGCTCCAGAACATCCCGTACTTCAGTGAGGTCAGTCTCCCGATCAGCCCACGTTTGAAGTTTGCGTCCGTGCTGGTGGAAGTCTGTCTTTGCGTCATTCAATTCGTGGATAAAGTTATCCAGACTGAAGCCAGACGTGTTCTTCTTACGCACCTTACCCCAGTCACCACTGATGCAGCCGTTGGTGCAGAAGAAGTCTATTGCACCGAAGTAAGTCTGATTACTACACAGACCATCCACCCCGTGCAGGGCAACGATCCGCTGCGCCACATCAGTCTGATGTGACTTTGTAGTCACAGTATACCGGACGTTTGGCAGGGTAATATCCATCAACCCAAACGCGCCATTGCGCGCAGTCTGCCACTTGACTTTGGCATCAGCTAAATCATCCCACCGCAAATTATCTGTGATGGCTGCTTGTACCCGCCGAAAGAATGCAGGGTGTGGGTTGTTGGGATACGATGACCCCACGATGCCAACAGCCTCCCCCGTAGTCTTGTTGACTACATACTTCTTGCCGTGCAAGCGCGTCGGCTCAAACTCCACATTGAAGTTGAGGCTGTCAGGAATGTCACCAAAGATGCGGGGATCAACCCCGTCAAGAGGCATCTGTGATGGTGTAATGTGCATATCTAAAGGCATAGTAGTCTCCAATTTGAGGATAGCTGCCTCATCAGGCATCGAGAGCAAACCCCGATACGACCCCCGAAGTGAGGGGGTTTCGGCTATACGGCTAGTGTAAGTTGATTTTCCTCCCCCACACGCTGACAAATCTTATCCCAGTTGTCAAGCTTTGCCCTGAACCTCAAAGCATTCTCCTTCTTATCGAAGGTGGCTTGACCCAGCGTGACACCATACTCGTGAACATTCATAGTCCACTTGCCAGCAATCTTGCGGGGCTGTGTGCAATATACGTTATTCATAGCTTAGTTCTCCTGTTCGTTAGGAACCGGCAGTTCATCCAGTTCGTTTTTTGCATCAATGCTCGCTCCCGCACAGATCACTTCATAGGCATATTCGCCCAGCGCTTGTACTGCGATCATATGATCTATGAACTTGCACTTATCATCGTCCAGATGATCTTGTGCATGATCCTGATACTGGTAGTTTCTCCCGTGAATGAGGCTGTGGACCCCCTTCATCACTATCGTCAATTCATGTGTCGCTGTTAGCAGACGTTCGCCTGCCTTAGCGAAGTCAACGGGTGCGTTACCGTTGAGGTTAGGTCGTGCCTTCATAGTGTGTCTCCCTATTTGTATTTGGTTATGCAGTGAACGTGGAACGCCGACACGGCGTCACCCGTAATCAAACGCTTGTTCGCACGATTGCCTGCAACGTGGTGGCACC